GTGACAAACAAAATCGAAAGGAGGGAAGAACAAGCCAAACGTTCTTGAAATTTTGAGACCCCATGCCAAAAGGGGTCAAAAATGAACAAAACTTAAACTAACAAGAAAAAGAAAAAAAAAAAATTCTTAAACTAAAAATCTTAAGACTAATTTTTTTGTATACAAGTATACATTTTGTGATTTTTTTTCTAAAACTAATTAAAACTAAAGAACAAGAAAACAACAACTGAACAAACAAACTAACTTAAGACATTCCTAACAAAATCATCTTGCACGTCAAAAACCTGTGCATCAACCTGTGACCATGACATGAACTCAGCGTTACGAAGAACATCTGATTCAGAATTTTCACAGAATGAAACCACCTTGCTGCGCATTTCATCAAACACAGCGGGCCCGTGACCATGAAGAAACCTTATGGCATCCTTCGCAATCACAACAGATTTCTGATCAATCTCACCTTTACCCCTAACATAACAAATCATATCCCTTATCGTTCCAAGGTCCAGCGCTGCAAGAAGACAGTCATACCTCCAAGGATGAGGTGTGAAAGTCCTCTTGAGAAAGGACACTTTACTAAACTCGTCAGTTTCAACCATTGTAGGTCTCTTCAGAGCATCGGTGAACTCAAGGCCTACCAAATCCATAAATGACTTGATAGAGATGTTGTTAAATACAGGGTACAGACAAGAGTGAGTACGCGCAACCAGATCATCACCATAAGTAACAATGCGGACCTTCTCTCTGAAAATCAGAAAAGGATCTCCTCCACTCACAGCCGACAACTTTTCGTCAGCGGAACAAACGTACAACCAGGCAGCCCTGATATACAAATTGTTTACAAAGGTATTAAACTCTGCAGTAAAAGGATTACCTGAGAAAATACCTTGCTGTGGGCGGAACCAATAGTCTAAGACTATGTGGTCACTGTTAAGCATTACGGCGAACAATCTTCGCATCATCAACACATCATGGGGGGTGACATCACCATACTTCTCATACCACTTAACGATTATATCTATAATCTTACCAGCGAAATGATGAATAATAGTGGGGCCAAAGTTCTTGTAATCAGCAGTAATATATCTTGCCTTTGTATAGCAAAGCTCGGGTTCAACTTCACCCATGTAGCTAAACATGTCAAAGGCTTCATTATCTATATTACAACTGATTGCAGAACCAACGCGAAACTTAGCTTTCCGGTAGGCAGCAAAGAAAGGCAGAAAATATTGTAGAAACATAACATGAATTACAAAATCACTGCCATTGATACCACGAATAGCCTTTGCAGGTTTCTTCCTTTCATCTTTAAGAAACAACATAGCATTGGACCTTGGTTTACAGCCAGACATCAATTCATTTGAGAATTCGTTGTACATAGCTACAAACTTCGGGTTCAATCCAGTGATGTGTCTACCACTCTCGTCAATGGTTTCACTGAAACATTGACCTTTCTTTGGTAGTCCTAAATTCAAAAGGGGGAGACCTGCAGAAGTATCGCGCATGGGGGGAAGGTGGAAAGGTAAATTAGGTATACCTTCAAGAGCAGTCTTAACAGATAGAGGCTTAGGTTTAAACAGAGACACAGGGGGGGCATTCTTAATTACTACATCAGCATACTCATCAGCAGTCTTATCTACTATCCAATCGGGCAGAACCAGAACTTTTGGTTCAGCCGAATAAGGATCCATGCACTTAAATGCATCTTCCAACTTACCTTCTGGGATAACCTTTTCAGGCTCACCCAGAACTCCATACAAAGAACTGTTTTGTAGACTAGACTTTGTTGAAATCCTACCAACAAAAGTAGGGTCAACAATCTTTTCAACTACACAAAAGTCATTTGCATACTGACTTGACACTTGTTCAGTTTCGATGTCATGTACATCTGTGAACAAAGCGCCACTTTCCTTCAAAAGATGTTCAACAAGGGATTTGCCACAAATTGTAGCTCCGCCCTTACCACTAGGCCATCCAGCATTATGAAAACCAACTATTTTCCCAGAAAAATTGTCTACTACGGGAGAACCACATAGACCATTTCCCTGGAAACCATAGTAAATTAACAACTGTTGTTGGTGACCATCAGGTTGTGCAATTTGAACACTTGCACGACTAACACTAGTCTTAGAATAATTACCATTATTCCAAGAATACACAGACAAACTACTAGAAACATTACTTAACTCTTGAGCATTAGCAAATAAATTAACCTTCTTTCTAACAGGCTGTAATCTAGGGTGAGTAATAACACCAACATCATGCTCAACTTCGAAAGCATATTTGGTGTTGCATTCACTCCATGGCACTACGTGCGAGATGGGTGAACCGGCATGAGTCTTATAAGTAAAAGTACACGAATCAGGCTTAAACTTACGCAACTTAATAACAGTATGGCCAGGGAGGTACCAAGCTGTCCCACCCAAACTATACATATTGGTTGAGACTTCCTTCATCTGACCGTTTTCTCTGTAAGTACAAGAGAAACGACCACATCCTTTCATAATCACTTCCTCAGAATCCTGCAACTTTGGATTAATCTGTAAGACTTTAGCACCTAGAGGTCGTTGTTTAGGCGTTTTCATCATACGTTCATAATCCTGATTAGTAGCAGATCCAAAAAACTTCTTACAGAGCCAAACAATGAAATAAATGACAGCAGAAACAACAGCAAGCAAAGACAAAAAAGCACAAATCTTGGTAATAACATTGGGACAAGGAGGCACAACACTAGCAAGCCTAACTTCAACAGCACCTAAAGCTGTCTTATACACATCTAAATCAGTCTCATGAATATGATCAATGTTTAACATCAAAGACATATTCCTAATAGCATCCTTACAATGACATTCACTAATAGGTAAATAACAAAACACATCAGAAGCAGCACCAGGCTCAACACAAGCATAATCTTCACACAGAACTTCCTTCAACACAAAAGGAGGCAACATTGAAACAGGCCTTCCATTCAGAACAGACAAATTGAGAACATTATCACTATGATACTTAATTAACAACTTATGTATACAAGTAGAACGAGATTCTAAATACTCAAAACAGTCTTCAAACACATCTCCAACATGCGACAAATCCTTAGTAACATCTTGCAAGCTACCTCCATCAACATCTTCTTCTTCCTTAGCGGCTTCATCCTTAATTCTCTTGGTGACTTCAGCAAGATTCTTAGCCTCTTCGACTCCAGTAATTGAACTAATAGTATCTATAACCCTTTGTACCTTCTCAACAGAAAACTCAGCAAGCTTCTTGGCGGTGTTTTCAGTAGAGAGTTGTTCAAATAGGTCATTCTTTGCTTTACTATTCAGTCTCCTAGTAGAAGTCAACTCGACCAATTTCTTCAAAAGGATAGTCCTAAACTCCTTCATAGTAACCTCAGAACCTTGATTAGGCTTGACATTACCATCCATTGAGTACCTCACCTTAAGGTGAGAGAACTCCTCAAACCCGGGAAATCCATGCTCTGGATGTTCCTTCACATGTGCACTAAACTCTTCAATCCTAGCTCTCCCAGTGAAACCCAGTTCAGTAATGTGGGCCACAAACTTGGGACACAACAACACTTCAGCAACAACATCCCTTCTAGACTTAAAGGCTGGTTCACTTAAGACTAAATTTCTCTTATTTGAGAAAAACGAATTAGAATCTACAAAAGTACCTAAAAACTTGTGACACTTGCCCTTCTCATTAATATTAGCCATATTAGGATTGAAGGGAATTGGTGAAAGGATCTCATACCAGTCTCTAACAAACTGTGTAATCCCCTCATCTGAATTGTCCTGTTCAGGATCACTCAACCAAAGGAGAGGTTGAGTACCCAAACCATCCCAAAACTTCGCACCCGCTGTACGTCTGTACAATGGGTCCTGGTCACTTGGGATACACATTTCAGAGAGGTAATCAGCTGCAAGCGTAGGAACAATATGAGACTTACCAATGCCAGGGGCACCGTAAAGCCAGACACAAAAAGGAACAGAATATTTATCAGCTAACAAAAATTTTCCAACATGATCCAAATAGATGGACCTAACACGCGACAACATCTTATCAACCATGTTGTGAACTACTACAACAGGCCTACTATTAGGTGACTCAACAACTAACTTAGAAAGCTTACCAAAAATTTCAGTACCTTGCTTTGCACAATCAATCAACATCTTCTGTCTAGAAACTTCAGAATCTAACTTGACAACATTCTCAGATGATATGACGGCATTGGCCTTTGTCATCCACAATTCTACTTCAGGTTGTAACTCTCCTAAATTAACAAGCATCAACTCACACTTCTGCTTTTGAGCAGTGTACCAGGTGGTACCATGACTAATCAGATCAAAATTGTTCTTCATGAAAACATCAACACAATTAATATTCCTAAAGATGGCAGTAGTCTTATTCAATAACTCACTAGGGATCTTCTTTACAGGGGTGAAAACTAAACCTAAACCAGCAAGAATAAAAGAGAAAATAATATTAAAATATCGTAAGCCTACAGGAGCGGTTTCATTTCCGTCCTGCAAGTTGCCTTTAAAAAGGTCAACAAGCTTGTTCGTCAAGACTACGATAACATCAAAAGAAATTAATCCTAGATGAAACAAAATCCCAGCAAAACACGATAAAGTAATAGATTTCTTCTTTGCATCAAGCATGAGCTGAATGTAATGTAAGATAGTCAAAAGGGAAGCAACAGGAATATCAAAGATTCTACGAATCTTAGATTGAACATACTGCAAAATTTCATTCATTGTATTTGCAGCTGTACTAATAGATTCGGCAGAATTTTTAACACTAACAGCAGTATCAGTAACAACAGGAACAGAATCACTAATACCATTAACTACGGTAGGAATGTTGGCAACAGCCTTAAAGGTATTACCAACACAAGCACTAGCAGAGTTCATCCACTGCTTAAGATAAGCAGAAGCTGAACTTAATGAAGAGACCTCACCCGAGCCCAGTGTAGACATACTGGGTCCAGGGTTTGTCTCAACATCTCCACTCTCCATGAGTTTCTTCTTAACAACAGCAGCACTAACACTAGCAGCAAGAGGATACATCTTAACACCTACAGCTCCACCAACAGGACGAGAGAAGTACTGTAAAGCAGAATTAGCATCAACATACACATACTTACCATTATCATACACGCCATAAGGGCACTCTAAGAGATTCATAAGATACATAACAGGTTGGTAGTCACCTACAGCAGTACCACATAAAGGGGTACCAGTAGGCCACGACCAGTGTGCACTGTCAGCAGCACGCAAGTCAACAACTAGTGATCCTTCAACAGACTGACCATTAGGAACTTCAACAGTAACAATGAGAGTTCCCATGACAGTGGGCCGAGCTTCAGTCATCCAATCAGTATTCTGAAAACTGACAGGAGGAATGTCTGAACCAGTCATTTCTACAGGAACAGTACTGATTGCAGAGAATTCTGTATGATTAGGCAAACCTAAAGTAAGTTGGTTATTTGTTTCCAAAGACCTCTTTTCTTTAGCACGCATTCCAGAATAGTCTCTAATGACTTGATCCACATAAGCAGGGGGTGACAAGGGGGTAACAATATCTAATATATGCCAATTGGTATTGAACTTAGCAGTCCTAAGAGGAGTTGTAGTATTTACATAGCTAAAAATGGGGGTACCATTAACATACCTAACTGTTGCAGTACCATTGGGAATACCGGTAATACTAAGATTAACATCTAAACCTCCACCAAAGTAAGCATGAGTAAGAGAAAGCGTTTGAAAAGCATTTGGTGAACTAATTTGGAAAGTGGCAGAATCGGGGGCAATAGTTTTACCCGGGATAGCAGAAATTGGAATTACAAACAACTTAACAGTACCTTCAGTCTCAGAAGCAAGTTTACCCTTAAAAGTAAAATAATCATCAAACCTTCTAGCACAATCTTTCAGACTAGGTGAAGCACCAAATCCATCCAGAGTTCTAACAATACGTTGTGTAGAAACAGTAGGAGGAGCTGTTGACATACCATTCTCATAGTTTTCATCAACTTCCATTTCAGTAACTTCATCCTGAAGCGTACACTTCCTAACACAGCATCTACAATGTACTTCACTTTCCGTAACTTCATCAACTCCAATCTCTTCATCGGCTTCATCAACTTCCATAGACAAATCTTCAACTACAGCTTCGTCAACTTGCATTTCAAATTCTGATCTGCAAGTCTCACACCATTCACACCAGCACTCATCAGGATGGGGCTCAGGCACTTCTTCTTCCAACAAATCACCAGGGTCGGCATCAACATACATGAGATCATCAGGCTCAACATCAACAACGGTAACATTGTCTTGCAAAGTAGGAGCATTAGAACTAACAGGTCCAGAAAAAGAGGTAGTAAGATTAGAAACACGAGGACAGAACAACTTAACATTAGGAGCAAACTTACTCGAAACAACAATCTTAATGGTAGAAGAACACAATGCATTACTGGTAATGGGATTAACTAAAGTAACGGTAAGGTAACCAAAACCATTAAATGGCTCACCAGTCTCACTCTTCAACATCAGACGGGGAGGATTGTGTGGGAACACCCTCCAAGGTGAAATGATTGGACACTCAATAGACTTAGCCACATCTTCCTGAAAAGTAACAGTTTCACTCCTGCCTGCCATTGCGTGACCAATAGACTCAGGAGGGAAAGTTGGATTAAAAGCAAAATTAAGAGTAACAGTTTGCATAACAGACTTAACAAGCATGAAATCATAAATTTTGGTTCCTTGTACATACTGGTACAAGGAAGCAGCAAGGCCAGAAGGGGTAGGTCTAAAACTACCTCTAGACAGATCATCAACACCATTAAAAGCAACGCATCCGTCAATTACACTACAGGGAATATGAAACAAGACACCGGGAGCAGTACTAACAGGGACATCAACAGCAAACAACAGACCCGGACGGGTTAGAACATCACGCATATCAGGATCATCATATGAGACACCCTCAAGAGGAGACTCATGATGAGAATCATCAATATCCATGACTACAACCTTCCTAGGCCCAACTCCACCAGGGAAGTTGTCCACATTGATAGGAAGCACACGTGTTTCTACAGCAGGCGGAGACCAAGGAGCATCCAAAGTCACACCACCTAACAGTTTAGAAACACCACCAGACACAAGTGAACCTATTGTAGAAGTAAGTTTAACAGGGTTAGACAAATCAGCAACAGTACCAGCAATATTTGAAACAGTTCCTAAAATAGAGGTGAGATCTTGTAAGCAACCAAACCGAGAAACAACACTTTTAATAATTTCTTGTTTGGCTTGTTGTTTAGTAAAACAACGATGAGATTCAAACTTAACATGCACGTCATTACACACAACAATAGCATTAGCAGACCAAGTCCTCATATGAGGGGGTCCAAAGTGCTCATAGTCGTATACAATCTTGAAATTTTCTTGATTACACAAGTTAGTGTAGGCACAAGAATATTTTGCACTAAAATCATCTTCATCATCCTGCAAAGATGCATACGCATAAGCAGGATCGAACGTCATAGCAACGTTAAGAGGCCTCTTACCTTCTCCGCGCAGTCCATTGAACTTGACAAAAAGAGTAAGAGTTACGTCACTAGACGAACCAACACCACAATCAGGAGCAATAAAACTATACAAAGCCAATTTAACAACTCCAGAAAGCACACAAAGAGATGAAGTAGTGCTAATAGAAGCAAAATCAAAGTTCCAAGGAACATTGAGAATAGCACTATTAGACTCAGTGAAAGACACTTTAACATGAGGCATGTTAAAGGCCCTCACCTTATCAATCTCCAATTGAGCCTTAAAGAAATCATTACCAGAACCAAAACGTAAACTACCTGAGTAAAGAGCGCGCGGGAAAGCCGTGAGAATAGCCATACCTGAGACATTAGGAGGTGCAGAAACAGTGACATAGGCGTCAAGAGAGTCCCAAGAAACAAAAGCAGAAGAATTCAACAAATTGAGAGCGGGGTTATTGGCAGCATACTGGGAAGTATTGCTACCTCTATTGTCATTAAGCAGATCATTGATAAACCTAAAAGTATGGTGTTCATCAGTAGAACTATTGTTCCACGTTACACTACTAACTCGAATCCACTGGTCAAAGTAAGACGGTTGTTCAACAGGTACATCCTGCATGTGTGAACGGTCATTACTAGACTTAGCAAAATGAGCAGTAGACTCACTACGCTCAGCCACTATAGAAGAGTGGACCGAACCGGTAGTAACACTTTGAGCATTAGGTCCGGAGGGTCCTCCTTTAACAATGGCAACATCATCTTGTAGAGTAGGATCGGATAACATACATAGCGGCAAGCTGTTGTTTGCTACATAGCAGTCCGATTCATTAGAAAATCCATTATCGTAAGCAAAATCGTCGTCAAAAGCAACTTCATTTTCCAAGGCAAGTGTGGGGGGAGACATTTCAAATGCGGGGTTGGCTATTAGTACTCGCGGTCAAAGACGCGTTTTCCATTCGCCGAAAAGTAAAAATCTAGGAAGAGAAGCCAAAAACTGGCATGTGTGACATGTATAACCCAGGATAACCAATGTTTCCTGGGCCATGACCGTATCCCTAACTCGCATGTCTTACCTTATGACATACAGGGTACCACAGTTGTATTATGATACATACCTTCCCTCTAATTAACGTGTCTAGAGGGACATTTAAAAGCATGTGACATAAACAATATCGTCAATCCAAAGAACAAAAACAAAGAACGTCAGAAAAGAGCAATCAAAAGAAAAGAAGGGGGGCGTACAGTGGCCTAATATCAAGAAGATACTAGGGTTGCACAATTGAGACAACACAGCGGCTTAACCCAAGCAAGCAAGGAATTAAGGTTGTGAAGAGCTATATTAAAATCTTAATGGGACGCTATCCCTCAATACTATGACCGGGTGGCCATA